ATGGCATAATTATTAAACTCTGCATAATTTTGTTTGTTTTTTAAATCTCTTGCTTTTAAACTAAATGGAACTTTCTCTGGCAATCCAGGTATTGCAAAATCTTTTTCAAATATAGGCTCTATAATTTGTTTAAAAGACTTACCATTAGTTTTTAAATTAATATCAAATGTACCTATCTCAATAGCAGCTCCTGCTCTATTTTCCATTCCAAGTAAAGATCTAAATCTTTCATAAACATTCAAAGCATCTTTCATATTTTTTGTATTTTGAATTTCTCTTATAACCATTTTAATAGGATGGAGTCTGTCAACAAATTTTGTAACAGCAGAATCTTTTGTTTGTTTTACTGCATCAAGTTTTTCTGGCAAAGTTGTTATAGGTTTTCTTTCGGAGTATTTTGTTTTATTAAAAATAGCTTCTTCTGCTTTAGTTTCAAATTTAATACCTTCTTTAAATTTTTCTGGCTTATAAGTTACAGTTGTTTCATCACCATAATGTCTTGGTCTTTCATTTGTTTTACTTGCAGCATCTTCTAAAACTGTTTTGTGAACAACCATATCTTCTGCTAACTCTGGAAGAGTTCTATCGTTCTTTGTTATAATTCTTTTAGACTTTGCTATTGAAGCACCACCTAAATTAAACAAACTAAATAAAAATAAACTGTCTGCCATTTGTTCTTTGCCTGGCATTTCTCCATGAATAATTGCACCAGTTGCTTCAAACCCTACAGTTTGTGCTACAGTTTTTGCTAGTACACCTTTATATAATCCACCTATTTTACTTGCTGCATAAATTTGAGCTGCTTCAGTTGCTCCAGCTTTCCAACCTTCTTGTGTCCAGATTTTAAAAAATTCATTAAAACCATTTACTTCTTCATTTTGTAATGCTTGTAAGTATGTTTCTCTCATAGATCCAACTACAAAAGCACCAGCAGCTAAACTAGCATCTGTTTTTCTAGTGGCTAATGCAACAGGTACAGTAGCAGCAGCATAAGGAATAATATCTTTAGATAATCTTGCTATGTTCATTATGTTTCTTTCTAAAAACCCTGTATCGTTTGGCATATCAGTAGTGTACATTGCTGGAATCTCTTCTCCATTAACATAACTTTGATGAAGATCCCAAACACCAGCATCCCAACCTCTTTTCCAATATTGAGCTGGTTCAAATATTTGACCAACTAAATTTTCTTTTTGTTTTTGTATAAAAGGTGTGTCATCGTTTTGTGCGTTTAACGATTCTAATTCTGAATAAACTTTTTCATGTTCTTGTCTGCCAAGATTAATAATAGTTTCCCAAGCTGCTCTAATAGGTTTTAAGTTTACTTCTTTATATCCTAAATCTTTTGCAATCTCTTGAGTAGAAAATCCTGCTTCACTTAATTGTTTAGCTTCATTTTTTGTCCAAGCAGATATTTCTGCTGTGCTAAAACCTGCTTTTTCAAAGGATTTTACTTGCTCTGCTAATGTAGCCATTAGTTTCCTTTTGTTAGTTCTTTGTACTCTGAAATAGTAATAGTTCTTCCAAGTTCATCTTCTAATTCTTTTTTTGTTTTTTTCTTTTGTCCAGGTATATCTGGAAGATCTTCACTACCTTTTTTTATACTTATACTAATATCTTTAAATACATCATTCATGTTTGGAATATATGTATGAAAATCATAACCAATAAATTTTTTATTTCCTTTAGTTGGTTTTAATAATTCGTCTGCAGTATGACCATTTTGTAATCCTGTAATATATCTATTGTACATTGCATATTTAAAATTATTTAATCTTTTATCTCTTTGAGTATCTAAACTTTTTAATGCAGAACTTCCTGCAACTTCTAATCCAAACATATCTATAAATTTAAAAAACTTTGTATGATTTTCTTTGAAACCTTCTTCACCAGAAATTTCAAAAAGAGTATTTAGATATTGAGCATCAGCAACATTAAGTTGTTTACCAGCTCTTTCTATTACAGATAAAGATTCAGTTTCGCCAGGTAATGTAAATTTATCATATACACTATTTATTTCATCGTTAATAATTAATTTAATTATATCATCGTTTTTATCAAAATTTGAAACTTGATTAGCACTACCCTCTGAAACTTTTAAACTAAATTCAGTTAACTGTTCAACTGCTAGTAAATTATCTGGAAATAATTCTTTTAATTTTTTATTATATATCCCATTTTTTTTATCAAGATCTCTAAATATTTCATTTGTATTTTGTGCAGCAGTTACTTTACCAACTTGTGCAGCAGTTAAAATGTTCATATTTCTATCTGCTCTTATTGCAGATGCTTTTGTTTTATATGCTTCCTTAAACTCAACAACTTCTTGAGGAGTAAGACTAGCATAGATTGCTTGTAGTTGTTCATTGTTACCAAAATTTTTATTTTGAATTTCTTCATTAGCAATAATAAAATCTCTTGGATCTGAATCAAAAGGTACGTCTAATCCAGATAATAATGTTTCAAATTTTTGTTTTTTAATATTTTCATTTGCTATACCATCAAACTCTAATAATTTAACAGCAGAAACATCTGTAAATTTATCTTCTTTCATTGCCTGTTTAAATTGTAAAGGTTTTGATGAAGCCATACTTTTAGCTAAAAACTCAACACCTTTAGTATTATATTCTTTAATTAATATTTTTTTAGTTCCATCATCGTATTCTGGATTAGATTCAATTCTTGAAGTCATAACTTTTTTAAATTGCTCAATATAAATTGTACCCATCTGTGAAAGTAACTGTGCTTCTTTAACAAAAGTATCATCATCAATATCTTTGTTTTCTTGAATCATATTTAATCTAGCTTGTTGAATAGCTGTAGTTTTAAGCATTCCAGTAGTTGCATAAAATTTTGCATCAATAGCTTTCTTTTCAAAGTTATTTAGATTTTTATAATTTTTTGTTTTGTTATAGTTGTAAAGTTTTTGTATCTCGCTATCAAAATAATTAGATGCGTCAGTTGGATTTTCTTTTTGTTTAGCTTCACTTGAGATTGTTAACCAACCTTTTTGAATTACATTACCTGTTTCATCTTTTTGATCTTCATAAAACTCATTAATAGCTTTGTAAGATTTATTATTTGCTTCAGTTTGTTTTTCTTTAATGTAACTTTTTTGAATAAAATCACTAACTGGTGCTAATGCACTTGCTGGTGTGTTGTTAACATTAAGTTGAATGTTACTTCCAACAGATGCTGTTTCTGCTGTTATAGATCTTGTTGAAGTGAATGTAGGTATCTTTGGCATAGTCTATGAATTTCTTGATCTGTTTGTTGATTTAGATTGTACTCTTAAATTACTTGTACTGTTATTGTTTGGATTTCTATCCTTATGATCTATATCTCTACCTAATAAACTAGAGCCATATTTTTTTTTCATTATTGCTCTTGCTCCATTTCTACCTGCTCTTCTTTTTTTTTGTTTTGGTTTAGAATGGTAGTTTGCATATTCTGATTTGTAATCTCTTGCCATAAATTATCCTTGCATTGTAAGTAATGATGTTCCTGTGCTAGTTGCTGTTCTCATCATTGCTATTTTAGATTCTTGTCTAGCAATTTGACCAGAGATTCTAGCAAAGTTAGCTTGTTCGAATGCTTGAGCCTTACCAATTTCTGCATCATAAGCCATTTTGCTTTTTTCTAATTCAGCTTGAGCTAAATTGTATTTTTCAATTCTTTGTCCACTTCCTTCTTTAGTAACACCAGATTTTAATGTTTTAACTAAAGTGTTACCTTCGAGTTTTCTAAATTCTTTATCAAATGAAGCTAAGTCTAGTTGAAGTTTATTATCAATAGCTTCAGCTTGTTGTTCTTTAACTAAAGCATTTCTGTCATTAACTGATTGATTGAATTTTCCATAAGCATTTTGTTGTGCCATTGTTGCACCACCAATTGCTGCTACTGCTGCCATTTGCCAGCTCATTAGAATAACCTCGCATACATATATTGATCTGAACCATCAAAACCAAATTTTTTCATTAATCCTTCTTCCTCTAATCCTAACCATTTAGCAAATTTTAAACCAGTTGTATAGTCAGCTCTTATAGCAGTTTGAACTCTATTGATATTATTTTCTTTAGCAATTTTTGCAAAATCTTTTTTTATTGCTTTAGCTACAAGTAGTGGATGATCTAAAACATCTTTAGTTGCTAACAACCAAGCTTCTGCAACACCTTTCCAAATTATTTTAAAACCTGCAGCAAAGATAGGTTTGCCATCAATCATACCTGTAAATGCTAAGTTCTCTTGTTCTAAATTCATTGCGTTACCTTCAAATTCCATATCTTTATCCATCAATACATGATTCATTTGTTGTTTCATTATAAATTCACCATGTTCACCTTTATATTTAACAATATTTAATATTCTATCCATCGTTTGTTTGAAGTTTAGGATATAATGATAATATAGTCAAAGGTAGGGGTTGTGTTTGTCTAACAACTATAAAACCATCTGTTTCATAATTTCCTCTAAACTCTACATCTTTATCACCAGTAAATACACTAACTCCACTATTCATAGCGTTAGCTGAAGATCTAAATGGTATTCGTTCCATGTTATCTAGATCTGGACCAATCTCAACTCCAATACTTTCATAAAGTCTAGCAGTAATTTCATAAATTCTTTTAGTTTTACTTTGTGATGTACCATTTTGTGAACCAGCATCTATTCTCATTGTTTGTAATAAAGATACATAAGGTAAACCAACTTTAACTTTTGTTGCTGATCTATCTAATGTGATTGCACCAGAACTTACAGTTTTATTTGGATGTGTTGCACCATTAGCAAGTATAGAAACTTCTTGACCCTCTAAATGAGACAGACCACTTATAGTAGTTGTAGCTGAACCATCATAAGCTAATTGAGAATCTAAATAATTAAATGATGTATCATCTGTTTCGTCAAAATTTAAATCATGTAAATATTCTACATATCTTTTTGTAGCACCATTGATTGTTATTTTT